GTACTACTTGCGCTGCTATGGCATAGCCTACCTGGATCTGACGGTATCGAGTACTTCAATGTACTCGGCGCCGCCAGTCGCCTCTGAAGGTGAAATCCGATCAACGGATACCCAGGCCCACCCCTGCTTTAACACGCGGGGTACCGTGTAGACGCCGGGTTCTAGCCCGAGCGCGCCGTTTAGGTGCGGTAACGAAGCTGACCAACTGGCCGGCTCCGACCTATCCTTGGACGGTTTACGCTCGAGTAGAGAATCCCAGCCGGTCCGATAGTCACTATTGATCGTGACTGGCTTAACTGCAGGGAACCGAAATTCACGACGGCAAAGGCGCTTGTTATAGCGCAGTTTGTAGCCGCGTCTCTCGTTTTCCTCCACAATCTCGCTGCGAGTACCAACCCGGAGGAACGCACGTGGAAATTCCACGACGTTGCCTGTTACGGGTTGCGGACCCAGCTGCTGCTCAATTAGCTCTTCCAGTTTCCTGGAGGTGTTAAGGTAGCCTATCATCTGGAACGCATTAGCGTATGCCATGTAGGCGAGCAGGGCTTGCGGCGACTTCGCAAAGGTAGGTGCCTTATGTATACGGATAGGGGTAACGCATTCACCCTTGAATGCGTCGAAACCGCATGATTCTCGAAAGAATCGTCCCGTACAGCACTTTCCTTCAGAGAGCTTCAAGTGACAGCTCTCCAACGCTTCCTTTACTGCATCATAACCTGATTTATGGATTATGATGTCGTCGCCATACACCCATACGGTGGCGGGTAGGTCCGAGAAGGACACTCCGTTGCGTATGGAGCGTATAAGTGCGGCTTTGCAGATGGCCCAGAAGCTTAACGCCTCTACGGGGAAACAGCATGCTGATCCCATAGGTGCGAACTTCTTGAGCTTCACCACACGCCCGTCAGGTAACTCCGTTTCATCGGAGCGGCAAGCCATTAAGTTGTCAACCCAATGGTTGAACAACCGCTTGACCAGCCAGACGGAAACACGGTCGGAAGCTTCACTAAGATCAAGAGTTATCAAGCAATTGATGTTCGATAACTCCCACCCTAATGACGCCCACTGGGCAAGTCTACGATTGATCTCCTGGCTTCGAAAGTTAACGAAGCCGCGTGTGAGCGGCGAGGACTCGATCCTTTCACGGATAAGTCTCGCTACCCCTTGCTGGATCCACTGTAATTCAAGTGGCTCCATCGAAATCAACCGCGGACCCCGAGAATCCTTAGGGACTAGGACAGCTTTGGCTCGTGCCGAAGCATGTTCGTCCATGCCCTCTAAGAACTCCAGCTCATCGCATAGGTGAGTATAGCTATGGAAGAAATACTCCGGGTAGGAGTACACCTTGTCAAGCTTGGGAAAGAAGCGTTTAAATTGCATCTTCCCCGCATACTTTTCGCCGTTAGCGACGGCTCCAGGCCCGTGCTTTGGAAGGATGGCGTCTAACGTCATGTTAGACTGCACATAGTACGTGAGAATCGCAGCCCTCTCCAGGGCTATACGCGCTCTCCAATCTGGCAGTACGTCCTCGCTGGACGCTGCTTCGTCAGGAAGTGACTCATCGACCTGTACAAATTGGTCGAAAAGCTCTCGTTCTGACTCTTTACTATGCTGGCCTTCCAGCTTATACATCAGGTAACACACCTGACGTACGCCGCGTACAGCTATCAGCTGTGCTAGGTGGCTACAGTACGACTGGTTATCGCACCGCTCGTCATTTCTGACGTTACCCACTTCGTCGAAGACTAGTGGCCAAAGGGATCCCAGGAATACCGGGACCTCGATGGTGCCGTACTTACGAGAGCTGAAGCCCTCGGGTACGACTAACACTGAGTCGGAAGACAACGCCTTATCAAAGGCTTTGCCAAGACTAGGCAGAGCTTTCGAAAGGAAAGCCATGCCCTCTCGCGAAGTTCGTTCTTGCACGGTCGTTAGATCGCGCTTGAACTTGGCGAAGGTAAATGGAACCACGTTAGCCAGTTGGCTAGCTATATCCTCAAGGATAGTGGCAACGAGCTGAACACTAAGTTCAGCAATGTTGGGCTTTTCAGTTCTCCTAATCATAGAAGAGACCTCCTAAGCCTGCTAACTGCACCATACTCTCAAGGACGCCGCAGTGTGCATTCTCCCTGCGCGGCCCAGCACAACGCCGGACCGCCAGGAGATTACGAATGCGGGGTTAGAACCTACGACTTATTCTGGCGCATCGTGATTCGGAAACAGAACGCTTCCGGCACGAAGCCAGGCCGAGCCGTCATCGTAAGCGGGTGAGGCAGTGCCCCATCCGCCGCGAAGGACTCCAACCAAACACTGCAGTGCCACTTCTGTGGCATATTCGGCATAGACCCCATAACGGGGGATGTCGAACAGGAACTGTGCCTGTAAAGGCATAAGTCCCTCAACGGTTACCCCATCCACCTGTCCGTAAGTGGTCGTACGCACCATGCGACGATCACGTACCGCTTGATTGCGGCCTACGGCCATGTGGGAGACTTCCATTATAGACGGATACAGCCCAGCCGGATCACCCACGGAGTGGATGATTTGGCCAGCGGGCTTTAAAGCCGTCGTATAATAGTCACGGTAAGCGTTGGACGGATTGTCCAAACGTAGAAGGTGCTGCATAGCAGGCTCCCTGTTAGACCCTCTCGGGTCGGTTATGATCGCTAGACCTTTCTAGTGTCGTAGCTGATCGACTAAAGCGATAGCGTTTGCCACTGCCATGCCGGAAGGCAGGCGTAGATTGGGGTATTTATCCTCATCTATTTGTGGGAAACACTTCCACCTATAATAAATCGATTCCCTATAACAGGAACCGAGTGAGTAGGGTGAGATGGCCCATGGATGCTCAGGATCGTTTAACAAACTATCCTTAAATTCGACAAGCGAGACGCCTGTCGGAGCCGCATCCAGTTGCAAGTCGTATGAAAACGAATCGCAAAAGTCACGTACAGTGACTTGGACCGGGAGGTTGACATGGTCAAACCTCTCCAACCAGTCGCCCACTGAGAGGAACCAGTCTAACACAAAGCTGAATGGTATTAATTGCCAAGCGTCTGACAGTATACTGTTCAGACCAAATCTGTCCATTGCCGCGTATATGGAGCTTCTATAAGCATCCAATGCGGGAATGTCATATTTGAACTTCATGGTAGCATGATACGACATATTCGAGGGTTTAGGACGGAGTTCGAGGTTCAGGTGTATGCGGTCAAAGACCTCATTAGCACACTGAATCAGGCCTCCGCCGTTTGCCTCTAGCCGTAGCTCGATGCCCTGTGTAAGGGCTTCGATCTCAGTGGAAAAGGTATCGGGGTTAACCCCATGCTGGAAATACAGCGTACGATACACGCCTGCGCCATCGAGGAACCTGTCGAGGTCCTCTCGTAGCGTACTAAGGCGTGTCATAATCGTCGCTATATCCCGCAGGAAGGGCAACAGGGCAAAATTTGCCTGAAGCCATGCCGAAGACCACCCTTTTGAGGACTTTAGGTCCTTAAAGGTTTTATTGCCTACGTGCTTGAAGATATCTGCCTTCGACTTAAATATAGACATTATCATGTCCCTACCTAAGTGTAGCGGCGAGATGATTTCTCGCAATTCAGCAAGGAAGACGGTCAGCGAAAAGCCGTCTTCGAGGTCTGGTACGAAGTTGTCCCACGCCATACGTTGCCATATAACTCGCTTTTCAGCAAGCGTTTGGTTCGCATAAGCGATCAACAACGCGCTGTGAGGCGCCGTATCCGCTGGGGGGGTTACAAGGTGTGAAATCTCCAGATCCACCTGGTCGTGTATGGTTTGCTGGAACCTAATAAAGTTCCAGAAGCCACACCCGTTAAAGGGATAAGACTCGTCTGTCGCTTGAGAGCGAACGAGATAAATCTTCGTCCCAACAGGATGGGTTGCCTGCTTTTTCACATGGAAACAGGGTTTCATCATATAGAACCAGCTACATAAGTAACTATGGAGTTTTTCCATAATCACGTAGCCGGTACCGTACGGTTGACCCCACTTACCCGAGTCCCCGTGGAGCGTTTGAAGCTCTACGGGCGGAGTGTTGCAAAAAGAGTCGTATTCTAAGCGCGTCGTAATGAAGCGCTCGAATTTAACGACCGTCGTTGCCTGCACTTTCCTCGAGGCATAGTGTCGACGAGGCCAGATAGCTGAGAAGGAAATCTTCTTCTTACGTTTCTCCGGCTTTTGTCTTTGTTTCATGCTTTGTAACCTTTCATGGTTAGCCCATCAACGTGGTTGTAAGAC